TCACTTCCATTTTTTGAACATCTTCGAAATATCGGCTTTTACGTCTTTAAAAACCTCCGCCTTCAACGCATCGACCTCTTCCTCGATCCGCGCACCGTTGGCTTCTCGCAGTTCGTCTTTGGTCATCACGCGCTCGCAACGAACGCATTTGATATCCGGTTTTTCTTCGTCGTGCTCAAAGCTCTCGCCGCCGCAAGTTGGGCACTGCAAGCTGATCGAACGGCCGTAATCGTCCTTCATGTTCTACTCCGAAGATTGGATCGTGGAACAATAGCGGAACAGGATTACACCAGAAGCAGTGAGGCTGCCAATCGCTAAAGCGGCAGCGCCATCTGCCGCGCATCATAGGGTGTCGCAGAACCCTCCATAGCGCCGATAATCGTCTGAGCTAGTTCGGCTGCTGCCTGTTCGCGGATGCGTTGCACGGGCGCTGTCAGCCCGACGCGCGCCCACGCTGGAGCAAGGAGGAGGCTTTGGGCGAGGCTGGAGGGATCAGGCTGGGTCATGCAGCCTTTGTTCTCCTTTTGATCCGATTCGTCTAGGTCGATTTTGCGACCGGGTGCAGATCGCCGGACAGCGCGGGTTTCTACGCGCGTGCCTGAACAAGAGCAGTCTACCGGGTGATTGCCAGACAGCCTAAGTTGATGGTATGTTGAGAGTGGCACTCGATGCCACTCTACCAGAACCCTGCCGTATTCGTGGGCCGGGATGAAAGGCTGCGCTATGTCCCGCGTTCACCTACTTCATCATTCACCGATTATTGGTGTTCGGCTTAACGTTGCTATTGATTACGTTATTGTTGACGCTGCGGTCAATACACTTTGTATGGTGATTGCGGTGATCGTTGCGATTGGCTTTTATCCCGGCTTCGATAACGTTATCGCCAACGTTCTTCCTAACGTTCCTAATTCGGCGAATGGTGCGGCTAATGATGCGGCGTTCGTTGCGGGGCTTTCCTGATGGGGAACAGCGGCGATGATGGTCGGAGCGTTCAAACGCGGTTTCGACCAATAAGTGACGTTGGTAACGAGCAGGTGCGAATGTTCGTCAACGCCGGTGAACCGGACAAAGCGTTCAAACTCGCGATGGCGCATAATCAACGTCGTCAAATGCAAACGGTCCTTCGTTCGTTGGTTACGATCAGCGGTCTGGCGCTCGCGCATCCAATGGTCCGTGAAGCCGCTGCTCGCATCCTTCATCTCGGATAGCATTCATGGCGACGGAGCCGTTCCCGGCTCCGTGCTGTTAATCGTTGTCAAAGTCTGCAAGTGCCTGACCAAGTAGGTTGGCAATCGGGCAGTGAGGGTTCCGGCTCAGCAGCGTCACTATGTCCTGACGGTAAATCCGCTCTGCCTCGGCGCAATCGACTAGCTGGATCAATGGAGTGTCCCGCCAATCTGATCGAGCGCCTTGTTCAGGCCATCGATGGCTTTTGAGATAGTTGATTTCAGCTTGGTGTTGCCGTCTTCGGCGGGTTCCGGGAGGTAAAGCTGGAAGTTAGAGTTCTTGTTCTTGGTTTCGCCTGCGCGGCTGACACAGGGGTTCAGAGCCTCAGCCACACTCAAGCCGCGCTGTAGTCGCTGACGAATGGTCGCCGGGTTCATGCCCAACTCAAATGCCCAATCGCAAAGTGTCTCGACGCGGCCCTTGTGAGGCAGCATTGGGCTTACTGAACCACCCTTGCCGGTCGTGTCGCGCTTGGATCGACCCAGAGGGAAGCCATAATCATTGACTTCACGAACGCCCTTGCTGGGCCTGCGATTGTTCTGCTGTGTCTTACGATCGGGTGCCCACCAGACATTTCCGGGTTCATAGTGACCGTCATTGTTGATGCGATCTAGGCTATGCTTGGCAGTCGGGCGTGGGCCAACCTCGTCTAGGAAGGACTGAAAGCCGGAAGTCTGGTAACGCCATTCATCACATACGCGGATGCCTCGCGCTCCATAGTTCTCGTAAGCGATATTGTTTTCGTTGTGGCAGCGATGGATTGCGTTCTTGAGTGCGCTGCGTTCTACTAAGTGGGTGCGGTAGGCCATGTTTGGCTCCTCCGTGTAATTGTTTCGACACAATTACTTAGTCAGAGCCGCAGGTAGTTAAGTGCGTAGATAACTCCAGATAGTCATCTGACTAACTAGAGTTATGAAATGGATGGAAACAGCAAAGTCGCTTATTGGCACCAAGGAAGTTCCTGGTCCTAAGAGCAGTTCAACAATCATGGCTTGGGCAAAAGCACTTGGTAACAGGGCGCTTGGCATGGCCTACAACGAAGACGGCACTCCTTGGTGTGGTCTCTTCGTCGCGCACTGCATCAAGAGCGCAGGACTACCCACTGCACCGATCGCGGTTCGTGCGAGCAGCTGGTCCACCTGGGGACAGAAGTGCGCGCCCACTGTTGGGGCAGTCGTGGTTTTCCAGCGCCCCGGCGGCGGCCACGTCGGCTTCCTCGTTGGCGAGGACAAGACGCGGTATCGCGTGCTTGGCGGCAACCAGAGCGATGCGGTCAACGAGACGTGGATTGAGAAATCGCGCGCTGTCGCGGTTCGCTGGCCAGCCGGTCAGACGCCGCCGCTGGTGCCGTTGCCTTACTTCATTGCCCCTGGCAGCACGTCCAAGAACGAAGCATGATTAAGTAGAAGACAACCTCAGGATGCTCATCCGGGCTGCTCAAGTCATGATGTTGTAGAACCCCCGGTCAGATGGCCGGGGGTTCGCCTATGACGACGGACTTGGACAAGGCGCGCCACTTCCTCGTGTTCGTCGTTCTGTGAATGTCTCGGCCTAACTCGAATAGGAACCGCTCTACGTCCTCGGCGTCAACGTCGCTTCCAAGCGACTTAGCCAGCTTACCCATTTCCTCGATATAGCGTGGATAACTGTTGGGCGCGTTGACTGCTCGCACCTCTCTGCCCTGTTCGATACGTCCTGGCATTGGGTCTTTGAGGATCGCCGCGCGCAAGTCGTCCAACTCGCGATAGTCCTCAGACATGATCGCGCGCATTACCTGCTGATCGAGGATCAGACAGCGGTCGCCACGGTGATCCAATCCGGCGAAGTAGGCCAGCTTGCTTGTGCTGGCTGTAAACAGACCGGGTATCTCATTAAGGCTGGACAGCGGGTTCTTCTTGGTCGTGCCGTATTCGCGCAACGAGCCCAAAACATCACCGATATAGTGCGCATCCCGCATTGCCACCTGAAGGCTGACGGGAGCGCCCTTGGTCATGTAGTTGGTATGGCCGTCGGGGTAGCCCCAAACGAGCGCGAAGACCGATCCCTTTTCGTCACCCTCCTTGAAGGCGGCGAACACGTTCGAGCGAAGTAGCGGCTTTTCGCCCAGTGCTAACGCGCTGTCGATGAACGGCAGAGTGTTGTCCCAAACGTGTGGACGGACCTTCTGCCCCTCCTCCGGTGCGGTAAGAAACTCCTGTAAGGCTTCCGCGAAGTTCACAGAACCAGAGCCTCGCATACCTTGTTGTAATCCGTGCCGGTGCGCGTTGGCATGACAATGCGGAACAGGTCGTTGTCGAAGTGAACTTCCAAGACCAGCGCAGCGTCGTCAACGTCACCGTCCATGATCCAGCCATGTGCGTTCACATCGTGCCTAGCCAGCGTAGTGGCTAAGCCTTCCATGTCCTTGACCGCAATGGTTACGCCGTCGAACTTGGAAGCTGCGCCAGTTTCACCAATGATAGCGTGGCGTCCAGATTGCGGCAGCTTGAAGCTGAGTTTGGCGTCTTGGATCGAAAGCCGTGCTGACCCCGCGAATGACCGGCTCTCGCCCCTATTAGTGTTCTTACGCGCGTGATCCTGTCGCTCATGCTCAATGTAGCGCGCCGCCTGCTCGAACTCACTGCTGAGCGTTTTTAGGGGCTTGCTGGGGGTCTTGGCGGCTTGTGCTACCCGATAGCTGCCTGCGCTCGTGATCTGGTGGAGGTGAATGGGCTGCTGGATCGACTGCGCCTTGATCTCGCCCGCGCTATCCAGGGTCCAGCCCGTCAGCTTTTCGACCTGAGTAAGCAGGTGGCGTGCATCGCCAGCCGTAAGGATGAAGGGCTGATCCTCAGGCAGGTCGCCCACATGATCGGTCAACGTCATCACAGCGCCGGGGAAGCTATCAGCCTCGGACACAGCCTCGATCGTCGCTACCTTCTTGCCGCGCTTGACCCTGTTTCGGATCAACAGGTCGCGTTCCTTGCCCTGCGTTTTGTCGGGTGTCGTGTTGACGATCAGATCGATGGCGCGGAAAAATGGCGCGAGTGGTTCGCTAGATTGCTTGGGAGCATCGCCAGCCATGCTGAGCAAGATCGGCTCGACCTTGGCAGCGTCGTCATGCACCACCTCCACGATCTCCGCGGAACCACTGCCGTCGATCTTCGCCAGCACCAGCGCATATCCTGCACCGGCCTTCACGCCGGCCGGAAGCGCCACGGCGGCAGAGCGCGGCTTGGCATCAAGGATCGTCTCGGCTCGCTGAACTCGGGTTTGACGCCCCTGATCGCGGATAGCGCGGCCCCGGCTGTTTTGCTCGTCCAGTGCTTTGCTGCGCCATCCCTCGATGCCCTTCTCTTTGAGCCACGCAGGAAACTCCTGAGGGGTTTTCCCCAATGACGCAGCATAACTGAGGACGGTCGCATACTGGCTTCGCGAGCTATCATTGCCCTTTGCTGTGAACGCCAGCTTCAAAAGGCCAATGTAGGGATTGGCCTGGGTGCGACTGTTGTAAGGTATCTTGTGCTTCTCAAAGAACTTGTGCGTCAGAGAAACACCAGCCTGCGGCTTGATCCCGAATAGCATTTCGCCAAACGTATAAACCTGCTCCAGAGCATTGTGCAGAATGGCACTGGCCTTGCCTTCCAGCGTCTCGAAGGACTTTGCAGTTGCCTCCACATTAAGGAATTGTTTGTCGAGTTGGCTTAGCTGACCTTCAAGTGAGTTCGCTGTGATCTGCACCGTGGACCGTTCCCCGCTTTGCCCCTGAGGGGCTGATTTCTTTAGTCTCTAAAAATCTGAGAGCCGCATGATCCTTCCTCCCGACCCGGTTAAAACTCCGTTGAGGCAACGGCTCCAGGACGACAATCGGGCGATCTATCTGCCCGCGATCAGCCAGACGTTTGCGCGCACGATCCACCTCGGGAAGCTGACCACATCGCTGCCTTTCCCCGCAACGGATCTCGATTTCCTCAAGCCCGGCAACCCGCTCTTCCATTACCCGTATGCGCTCTACAGCGCGGGTCAGAGCAGTGGATCGGGAACGCCGCTACCCGACATGGTCAACGCGCGTGACAGGGCTGAGACGCTGGTTCTGGGCGATAGCGGGGGCTATCAGGTATCCACGACACCTGGCTATTTCTCGCCAGCCGTTGTTCTTCGCAACCTGCGATGGATGGAGGCGATTGCTGACTACAGCATGGTCCTCGACTTTCCCACCGGCGGGATCGCAAGCGGCAACATGCGCGAACACGTCGAACGCCTCGATGCCAATGCCGCATTGACGGCGCTGAACGCGACCAATCGGCTAGGGCTGGATTACAACGCCTGTCTGGAACAGACCAAACTCAACAACGACGACTTCCTCCAGCACAAAGCGCCTGGAGCAACGCGCTTCCTCAACGTGCTGCAAGGCCGGTCAGAGCGCGAGAGTTCGTTCTGGTATGAGGCTGTAAAGCACTATCCGTTTGAAGGTTGGGCGTTCGCAGGCCACCATCAAAACCGTTTCTCGCTGATGCTGGCGCGGCTGCTCGATATGCGCGACGACGGGCTGTTGCAGACGGCGCAGTGGATACACGTTCTCGGCACGTCCACGCTGCCCATTGGCGTGCTGCTATCCGTGGTGCAGCGCACGGTGCGAAAGCTCTACAACCCTGACATCCAGTTTAGCTTCGACACCGCAAGCGCGTTCCTGTCAGGGGGGCGCTTTCAGCGATTGATGACTGGCTACGCCATCGATCCGTCACGGTGGTCAATCCTCTATTGCGCGCCATCCGTATACAGCGCAGTTCAGAACCGCCGTAACCTGGGCGACTTCATGTCGCTGGTAATCAGGAACAAGGATCGGGTGACCCGGAAGGTCGTTGCGCGCACTGCGCTGTCCAAGGCACTAACGCTGGGCGACCTGCGCGAGCCGGGGACAAATGAACTGAGTGCTGACGGACGCAACCTACTTGTTCATCACAACGTCGAAGCCCTGATCGACGCGCACGACATAGCCCACGATACCTACTTCGATGATCCTCGCATCCGCGATCCAAAGCTGACGCCCAAGGCAGTCCATGTTATAGCAGCCTTTATCGAGACGATACTGGCGATGCCTACTGCCCACGCCATGGCGATGATCCATCAGCATCAGGACGAACTAGACCAGTTGCGCCCGGACTGGTGACGCGGGCTTCCCTCGGCGCAGCCATCAGTCCCTCTACACCTCCTGGGGAGGAGCGGAGCAATGGCGTCGCAGACGAATGTTCTGGCGAAAGCCAGGACGACTACCTGAGAAACGAGACGCTGGCGGTTGAGCCGATCTGAGCTGACGTCGGAGACGCGCGAAGAGCGCGCGAAACCGCGCAGCGTCGTGAAGTGAAGTTGACCTTAGTGGGGGATCAATAGGGTGGGTTCATTACTCTCTTCGAGAGTAATGTAGCTACTCTCTTGGTTCGCCAGTTAGTTCAGCATCGCTTCGCGGTTTATATATAGAGCAGACCACGCGGATATAGACGCGACACGATGCCAGAGTGCATAGTGACCATATAGCGGCACTTAACTGCCCCACAGACCCTCTAAATAGATCGGACGCAACGAGCACGACGTTATAGCGCCTTTGAGTTTCAGTTTCCCATCCTAGTGGGATCAACGCGGAACCCCCGGATTGGTCGTGCTCTCCGGGGGTTCTTTCTATTTGGAGCACGACATGACAAAAACAATCGACATCACTCTTGCCCTACGTTGGGAAGAGAATGGCGTCTGGCAGGACTACTCGTCCAACTTCGACAAAAAGCTCAAGAGCAGCAAATTCCGCGTGTTCACCGATGCAAAGATCCCCGGCTTGCCGCGCACCATGAACCTCCCCAAAGCCCACAGCTTCGCTGCACACCACAAAGGTGAGGTCGTCAACATCATCGAGACGACCACAGACTATGTTGGCGGTGCTACGAAGCGCGAGGCAATCGACCACGTTTACGACCTCAGGAACAACGCCAAGCCACCGGAAAGCGGGGAACGTCAGGTCGCCTACATCATTCGCGTGCCCACGAGTTCGATCGTGTATGGGAAGCTAACAGGACATATCGAAGGTCTGGAGATTAGTGACAAAGCTACCAACCGCTACGTCTATAGCCATCGTTGCGGTGAGATGCGCGTCTCAGAGGCCGAGCATCTGCGTATCCAGTCCGACACGTCGGGCGTCTTCTCCAAGCAGGAATACAGCTTCGTTCGCTACCTGCCGCGCAGCACCGAAACGGGAGGTGCAGCGTGAAGCACTCGACCAAGGCACTGCTGGGCTATCTCAGGTCATGGCACCTCACCTCCACCGGGAAGCAGAGAAACAAAGGTCACTATGTTGACCTGACCTTTTGCGAGTTCCTGAACCTCTTCGACACCAAGCAACTCCAAAAGCTTCGTATCGCGCTCATGGACGGCAAGATCAAAGAGGTCCAAAACGAGACGAACGAGCACGCATTGGTCCTGACATGGCGCAGCTACGCCGCCCGCTCCTCGGAGGAGTTTACTAGCGAAACGGCCTTCGTTTGCACCCGCGAAGAGAGCTTCAAAATCAACAGGTCAGGAACTGGCGATACACTCCGTCCCTCTCACGTCCACAACATGAGCGAAGGTTTGAAGGGGCGAACCCTATCTGACGAACACCGAGCGAATATCAGCGAGGCCTGCAAGGGCGTGGCGAAGCCCACATGGTCCGAAGAGAAGCGTGAAAAGTTCAAGGCTGTCGCGGCCAAGCGCGAAGCCGCAAAGCGAGCAGCTAGGGAAGCTGCCAAGGGGGCAGGCGCATGATTGAAGTTCGCATCTCCATTCCCCTAGCGGAATACCTCCACATCAAGGACGACCTAACAGAGCAGTTTAACCAACATGGCATCGTAGCCATGCTATCAGCGGACTCGATCATTCGCACTTGGGCTGCTCTTAAATTCGGAGAGTGGTTCCACAATCAGCAAGCGAGCGTCTACTTCCACATTGGTCACGGCGAGATTGCGAACGAGTGGGACGACACGCTTCAAATCGCAGCCATCGATGCGGAAATGATTGGGGACGGCTACCAACCCAGGGTCGTCATGACGTTCTTTGAGGAAGATGACGTGGACGAGGAATATCGAGAAGGAGTCGACAGAGACAAGAAGTTGGCTCTGCTTTTCAAGCTGACACACGGCGGCAAATGAAGCCCATTGACTAACAGGAAGCCTCGGCGGTGAGGCCGGGGCTTCGTTGTATCCGGAAGATCGGATAAGCCCTCACCGGGGCGCTCTGGAGCGTTACGACCCCTTGGGGCCGACGTTCCGCACCTCGCGGATGCTCTCAGCAAATTGATCTGCCCAGGCTTTCATCTGGTCGAGCGTTTCCTTGTGGTTCTTCTCCATCGTGTGTTCGATGCGAACCTGACCCTTCTCAATGTTCTGCTGCCCGATCTCCAACTTGACGATACGCTCCACGTCAGACGTGCGGTTGTTCGCTACCACGTTGATCGCCGTTTCGTTGTTCTTGATATCATGCTTCAGGTCGCCAATTTCCTTGTTGACCGCATCGTGGCTTAGCTTGTGCAAGTCATGATCTTCCTTGCGGCGCTTGTCGGCTCGTTTCTCAATCAGTGCAAAGACGCCAGCGATCATAAGGATGACACCGCCAGCCTCCATGAGGTTCTTTGGCTCAAGCAACGGATTTGGGACGGGAACCACAGTCGTGGCCGTCAGGGTCGTGCTGGTGGTCACAGGAGTGCCACTGGACGAGGTAGCGGCCTCTGCCTTATTCCCGTCGCTCATCTTATTTCGCCAGTCCGTCGATGATGCTAAGCACGATCGCCACGATAGCGGGGCTGGCAACGCCGACGCGGACAAGAAGCGTTGCGATCATGCCGCGCGCTTCTGGCACTGCCCACGCGGTCTTTGCGACATGCACTAGGCCGTTCTTCACGTCCTTGAAGAAAGAGGGCGTCTCTGCGACCTTTTCGGTCGTCTCGTTATTATTCATTTTCAAACTCCGTTCTGCCCGTAGGCTCTCCTAATGTGCGGACTATCGAATCCGTCTATACCCTCGCGACCGGGCTAGACTTTGAGCCCGCCGGCTAGCTGTCTTTACCGATCCGACCAGTCGGTCCCGCCGGGCCTGACTCACCAGCGGAGCCAGTATCCAACTTCATTCGGTGACCTTACGGTTATCGCGAGTGCGTATTAGATACTGTCTATCAGGGCCTCACTGGCCTGTTGTTCGTAGCTTGGTGATACTTGAACCAATCCGAACCAGCTACCGTTGGACCCTTCGCGGTTTCCTCGGCTAGTTTCTGCTGGAAACGCTGCTCTGCCGCTGCCACGGCCTTGTCGATATCCGCACCTGTCATGCCCATGTCCTTGAGCAGCGCAGGGCCAGCGAGAAGCTGGTCCATTGCCTGACCGTCGCGAATGCCTGTTTCGTTGCCGTTCTTGTAAGTGTCCCAGCTTGGCGCTGGTCGCGCGGCTGCAACCTGAGCCATGTTCTGGTGCAGCTTCGAGACATCGCCGCCAGCAGCCCTGATTTCCGCCTCGGTCCAGTAGCTGGTGAGGTAATCAGTGCCCTGATAGGCGTTGATGAGATAGCCGTCGTTGATACGGCCAATCATGCGGTTGCGGTGACATGCCAGCAGCCAATCCACGACCGACTTGACCTTGGGGCTTGCTGCGCGAAGTGCATCAAGGAAGCCAATACGGTGCGCGACATGGAGTGCGCTCAGCCAGTAGCCGCTAAAGAAGTCGTGGCAGTGAATGCCAGCGTCAGTAAGCTGGACCGGGCCAAAGCGCGCCGCACCCGCGAACACAGCCTTGCGCTGGTCAATCTCTCCACCCGACATGATGTTGGTTGGCGGATTGAGGAAGCCGGGAGTGCTGGCATACCAGAGATCGTAGAAGGTCTCGAAATCGAACGTCACGAAATCCATAACTTCCGCGCGGCTGTAGAGTCGGTCGCTGTTTGCGCTCGCTGTCTTCCAAGCCATCGCGCTCTGTAGGAACTTCCAAGCTGCACCACGCTCGTAGAACTCGGTGCAGCTATCGGCTTTACCCAGAATCACGTTGTCGTAGAGTTTGACCTGATCGAAGAACCTATGACCCAAGAACGCAAATTCAGGCGTCTGGAATAGCAGCGAGCCCCAATGGGGAAGCTGGTGGCCGTGCGCTTCGTCAATCTGGTTGGTGCCGAAGACCGGCTTCGAAGCCACCAGACCGCCATAGGGCACTTTCACTCTGAGTGGGCTGCTGCCGTTGGACCATTCGTATGGACGACCGCCCTGCACGTAATAGGCCTGGCTCGCGGGTGTCGCGGCCTGTCCCGGTCCATAGTAGTGGTTACGCATCGTATGTTGCGGCGCATGTTGCCCTTGTAGAGCGGCTTGTTCCTGCCGTTCTCGAAGGCGTGATATGGATCGCTGACATAGCCGGTGAGGTAGTCGAGCGCGATTTGCTTCATGGGGCGTTGGTCGTGCGGACGCTTGGACGTGACATCGCGGGCATAGAGGGCGACCATTTCGGGCATGACCTGACGATCATCCCTCACACCACCAGGACCGGTGATTGGACTGCGGCCCATCTGGTTGAATGGCGTGTATTTGAGCCAGACACCCGCGTTCGGCACTGCGCCATCGGGATTGTAAACGCTGCCCTTCCAAGGGTCCTTGGTCGCTGCGGCCTGCGCCTGAATGTCCTGATAGGTCGTCGGCTCCCACGACATGACACGGTAGTTCGCAAAGCCGTTTGCCTGACCGTCGCTGAAAATCCTCATGTCGCCACCGTTGACCGAGAAGCCGGTTTTGGACGCGAACGGGACGCGGAAGTCGTAAACGGGAACCGTGCTCCAAATCTGCTGCTGGGTGTATTCCACAGGATCGTGACTGCGCCAGATAACGCCGCTGCGGGTCGTTCCATGTGGATAGAACGGGTTGGCTGCGGTGATCTGCGCCACGCCGCGACCATCATACGTGCCCTGCCATGTCGCGGGCGAACTGGTAGCGTTCAGGGGTTCGCCGTTGGGCTTCTCAACGCGAGCAATAACCGCGCCCGTGCTGTCTAGGATCTTCCACTTGTGCGGCACCATGTAGCTGTCCTTGCCCGATGGATCGCCAAAGGGCGCATTGGGCATGGTCGCCGTGTTCCAGTCGTAACCAAACTGGAACTGGACATACGTTCCGATGCGAATGCCTTCGCAATAGTAGTTGATGCCGTTGATGCTGGGCACTGGTCCCATAGGCAAAACCTCAGTCCATGTTGCCTGACTGCCGTAGAGCGAAGCGTCTTCGAACTTGCAGTTCTGCGCGCTGGGCTTGGTCATGACGAGGTGGTTGGGATGCTCAACAGCCGAACCGCTCGACCAGTCCTCAAGAACAGCCTTGTAAGCGCGACCCGCTGGTAGCTGCATTTCACCAACGACGATCTCGACATCGTATGTCTGCAAGCCATTGGCCGTGTAGGTCAGGTGGCGAGCAGTCTGGTTGCCAGTGATATTGCGGGCATCCACGACCAGATTCTGCAAGTCCGTAACGCTGATAACGCCATCCTTGACCGCTTCGTAATTGCTCTTGATGTCCGGCTTGCCAACGGACAGCTTCACGGACTCAATCTCAAGATCGTTGATGCCCTGCGAGGTGTTGCCTGCCGATGCGTTGATTTCCAGCGAGGCTGCTGGCGCAATGCGAGGCTTGCTCGATGTTGCCACTGGCGATCCAAGCTGAACGCCGTCGATGTAGAATGTGACCGTGCCGCCGTCGCCGCTGGGGTTGTCGTTCCATTCCGCTTCGTAAAGCTGGTTGGTGCCAAGAACGCGGTTCGTCGCCTCAGGGCTGATGATGTTCTCGCTGGAGCCGTTGCGGTGAAGCTGTAGCTGGAGCGTGTTGCCTTCCCAGTGAATGCGAAGCGTCATGCCGCCCGTTCCGTAATCCATGAGGTTCAGGATCGGAGCCTCAAACGTCGAAGCAGGAACGACGCCCTTCCAGCTCATTCGGAGTGACGGTGGTGTCTGGGTGATGATGTCGTTGGTGCTGGTCTTGAACTCCATCGCCAGCGCCTCGCTGAACAGGTAGCTGCCCTGATTGACGACGACGTGACCGTTGCGGAAGTTGAAGCCTGTGCCGCTCTTGTTCAGGCCAGCCGTTGTGCTGACCGCATTGCCGACGACCGCGTAAGGAGCGCCAGAACCGCCAAGCGTCCAAGTGCTGCTCGTTGGCGTTACGATATCAACGCGCCGCTCAATCATCACAGGGAGCTCTTCTGGTGTGTTGACGGTGAAGTTCGCCTTGCTGCCGCCGAGGTTGATACCCAGAGGAATGATCGTGCCTGGGGAGCCGTAAATGGTGCTGCTACCCGAGAGATCGACAGGCTCGGTTGGGACTTCGGGCTGGGGTTCGGGAGCGTTCGCGAGGCCAATGGTGATCGCGAGACCTGAGACGCCGCCGATGACGCGGGCACGCGCATACAGGGCCGCTGTAGCGGTTGGCTTGTCGCCAGGAAGGAACACGGTCGCTTCCTGCGTGAGCGTGATACCGGGATCACCGAGGTTGACGGGGACCAACACATAGGAGCCGTTGCTGCCGGCAATCTGCCCTGCAACTTCACTCAGGTTGATGATCGCGCCAAAGCCCGCATCGCCATTCTTGCCCGATGGACCGGCGGGGCCGCTGGGACCGGCTGGGCCAGTTGGACCGACCTTCGCATCAACGAGGTCGCCCGCAATGTCGATGATCTGGCGGACTTCCTTCGCAAGCTGATAATTGTGCGGCTGCAAAGGCAACAGCGTGTAGTTCAAGCCCGATGCAGTCTGACCCGTATAAGGGTCAACCAGAGTCAGTTCGCTTGCGCTGTCCACGGTATCAACGGGGAAGCTGAGTCCGCCGATGTTAAGGGCAGTGCCGTCGTAATTGGTAAGCCAAGACGTGCCGGAACCCACAACCCGGCGAGAGCCGTTGGTCAGGCTAATCGTTCCGCTATTTTCGAAGTTAGTTGCCATGCGGCCCCCTGAATATCATTTCTGATATTTAGCGGGGCCGTATCGGTCGTGGTTAGTAGCCGAACGCAACCCAGTCGAAGCCGTCGAGGTATTGGTCATCGCGACGGGCAGCCTGTGTTGCAACCGTTGCACCAAAGCGGCTGGTCTGGCCGATGTTCTGAATCCACAAGTCTCGTTCGTTATGGAAGACAGCAAGGTATGGCGTTGCATTGAACATCATACACTGATTTGGGAATGGGATTGGGAAGCTAACCGAGAACGTGGCTTCGTAGGTAATCCTCTGCCGAAAACGGCCCCACATGATAACCAGTCCACCCGGTAGAATCTGGTAGCCTCCGTTTTGGTCGCGGATTGACTGCTTCGACAAAAACTCGAAGTCGATTGCACCAGCTTTCAGAGTATCTACGGTTACGTTCGGCATATAAACGCCGTTGGCATCCGCATAGAATACCTGCTGAGGGAAGGAGCCGGGAGTCGTGAGGCGGAAACTGTCAGCAGTGAACGCAATAGCCGATACGTTATCCTCGACGGCGATGCCCATACCGGCAATGGACTTCACGCCGTTTACGTCGGTCTGGACCTTCAAGACGTATTGGGCGCCAATACCATCTGTCTTGGTCGCGTAGGTGTTGAGCTTTTCCTCGGCAGCCGCGAAATTCAGTCCGTCTAGTTTTGATTGGACATTGCGAATTTCCTGTGCGCGGGCGCCATCATTGTCAGCGTATGTCTGTTGCATATTCTGAATAACGCCGCTGATATTTGCAATTGGACCATTGGGGCCAACAATGCCATCAACGTAGCTGCTAAGAGTATTAGTCTTCTCAGCTTGTGCGGAGTCTCCATCCACGATAGCTTTCTCGACGTTGCGAATTGCGGCTTCATTGGCCGATTTTACGCCATCGACCTCAGTGGTGATGCGGACGCCCATTTCATCGACGCGGAGTGCCAAGGCAGTGCCAAACTCGTTATCTACGACCAGCTTTCGCAGATCGTTGAACGAGCCTTCCAGCGAGGTTTTTACGCCGCCAACCTCGTCCGTGATCCTGACGCCCATCTTCTCGATGTCTTCGTTAATCGCCTTGTCACGCTCAGCGCGAACACGCTCCTCGTTGGTCTGCCATGCCGTCACGCCATCGCCGTAGTTGGCGATTTTGATATCTACGACCTCGCTGCTGGCATAATTGGCGTTAGCGATCGAACGGCGCAGTTCACTCAATCCGGCTTCAATCGGACCCTTGATGTCGATACCCGCGACGGCTTTCTCAGCGTTAGTCAGGCGGCTGGTTAGCTGTAGAAAGCTCTCTGCGACCTTGCTTCCGTCATCCTCAATCCGAGTCTCCAACTTGCTGATGGCGACTAGGTTTTCCTTATTGAGCGCCTGAGAGAGTTTGACGTTCGACGTGCCGTATCCGATTTGAAGCGCGGATAGCTGCTCAATGGGCGTAGTGATTAGCCCGGTCACCAAATTGGGAAGCTGACGCCACGGCGGGCTGTTGACAACCTCGTTACCCAACGGACGGCGCTTGATCGGCTGGGGATCCCAGGCGCTAAACGTGTCCAGGCCAAAGGCGTCATACGGCGCAATGCGGATACAATAGGTATCATCGTCGGGAAGCTGCAGGGAGAACGTGGCAGCTGCGCCCCTGTAGCGCTCATGCAGGGCATCAAGCGGGAAATCGCTAGTGGTGCCTACCCAGGCGACGAAGCCCTCTAGATCGCCGTCTACGGGCTGCGGGCAAGCAATCTCAACGCCGGTCAGAGTGCTGGTGATCCGTGGTGCAAATGGTAGAACGGGCAAGCTGTTCTGCGCATCGTCCACGTCGGGAGCGGATGTGCCACGATCGCCAACAGCATAGACCTTAACGCGGACATGGCGGCTTAGGCCCGCCGCGTCGTTCTCGGCATGGGTAAGCGTGTCCTGGTAGCTGCGAACGCCGTTGGTGGCTTCGGCTTGGAACACGGCTTGGTCGACGCGGTGCGTAACAGTGGCGTTCCTGCAAACATACTCAATGACATAGTGGTCAACTGCGACGTTCGCAGGGTTGCTGTTAAAGTAGACTACTAGGTCCGCGCCGTGGAACTCGAATGTCGCCATGCATCTCACTTAAATCCGGTGATAGAGGGAGGCTGGAGGCCAGCCGAACCGTCGTTGGCATAAGTCCACATGACGACTTCGGCGGCGCTGCTACGCCCCAAACTATTTAGTGAGCGCAGACTGAATCCATACAGGCCAGGTTCCGCATCCCGGATGGTAGTGAAGTTGTCGGCTCCCTTGTAAACCTGCTCCCACTTGGAAGAGCCTGGGCGCTGAACTTCAAGCGTGTAGCCTGCCAAAGCTAGTCCCGTGCCATAGCCGGTCAGGTCGGCTGCAATCGCATCCCAGCGAACGTCGATGCCGCGCTTGGTCCCTGCAAGTTCGTCAACGTAGCTGTAGGCCGAGAATGTCATGCCAGTTGGCTTTGGCGTCACTAGGTTGACCTGCGACCACGGCACAAACTGAACCGGCGTGCCGTTGTCCAGCCACTCATGCTTGCCCTCAATGTAGCGAAGCGCAGTGACTTGGAACTTGCCGGTTTCCTGCTCCTGAATATCGCTGATTTTGTATTCCAGCGGCTGCGCGGCAGTCGGCGTGTTCTCAACGATGCTGACTGGCGTGTCAGCTGCGATGCCAGACGTATCGCAACCAAACGTCGCAGTCACCGACGTGGAGTTGACCTGAACGAGCGGACGGCGAACCAAATGGTTGTCGGTAATAAGCAGCGCGTCGTAGCTGGTGTTGGCCTTGTAGGTGATCGGCTTATCAACGGTGATGGCGTTGGCTCTTACGCTAACGAGGCGTCCCGTGATTTCCTTGCCGCTGAGGTTCCAGTCATCGATTAGGATGCGCTGGCCAGGAGCGTAGCCGCAGGCATTGATACTGGTGACGAAGGTAACGGCGTTCGTCTGGTTCTGAGCGTCGAACACCAGCGCGCGGGCATAGTCGTATGCCTCTTGCCTGTTGGTGCAGCCGTGCTTGTAAACCGTCTTGCTGACGATGCCATTGTTGCTGAGGTGATGCTTGCGGTTGCGCTGAATGCTATCAACATCCTGATACCGCTCGTTGTTGACGCGGTAGTAATCGTCAGGGTTATCCCACTGAACGATGACCTCGTTGAACTGCTGATCCCCTGGAGTGCTGGTGTAGGTGAACTTACCTTCTTCAACGGCGCTGTTGTTGATGAAGTGATCGGGTGCGCCAGGACGGTCCTGCGCCAACACAATCTGCGTGCCGTTGAAGTAGGGAATGGACCGGAACGTCTGCGCCAGATCGCACAGAAACTGCCAGCCGTCTGTCTCGTCGGCGAACTGTTTGTTGACCGTGTATCGGAAACGACCGTGGATGTTTTGATCGCAACGTTTGGCAGTCTGGTAGAGGTCGAACTTGTCGAAGAATGTCAGGGGGAAACCGCAACCAACTTCGGTGCTGGTGGCAATCTCAAGCCAGTGCCAAACGGGGTTCGCTGTGACGGCATACTTCCACGCGCCGCTCCAGCTACCCGCGTAGCTGCGGCTCACGGGATCATAGTTGTCAGGAACGCGGACCTTCTGACCCTGCACGATCAGGGCGACTTCGGGCTTCTGCGCGACGTCGAATTGGCTACCGTCGAGCGCAGCCGCGAACAGCGCAACGGGGATCGCGCCTTCAACCTCTGTGCCGTCGTAGCGGTAATCCTTGGATTTGATTTCGACCCAACCCTTGAAGGTCGTGCCGTTGGCCAGCTTGTCGTCGCTGCTATCGGGTGTCGTGCGGTAGACCCTGAACATCCAGGGATCAGCGTCATTGCCTGCGGTCTTGGCCGGGGCGGCAATCACGAACATGCGGTTGAAGCTGGACGTGCTCTTCTCGTTGACGCTCCAGCTGCCTGCGGGCGTCCAGGCGCTTGCGCTCATGCGCTTTACGTCAGCACCAAACGTCACGGACGTGCGGCTCTGGTTTCCTTTGCTGTCTGTCTTGACGAGCTGGTCGATACGGAAGTCCAGCTTGACGCGATCCACGTCCGCACCAGTGACCGTCTGCGTGCTGTAGAACTGACCACCGCCTGCGCCGCTGCGCTGCTTCAACTCGATATCGACGCTGAATGGGGCGCCCGTGTCAGGCGTCAGCTTGAGCGCGCTCTGACCTTCGACGCCAAACCGCTCTTCCCAGCTGATGCCGTGATAGTTGGGCTGACCCGTGCCTCGATCGACAAGCGGCACCTCGTTGATGAGGATGTTCTTGCTCTTCTCGACGCCGTTGCTGCCAACGATGCCGCCGGTTTCACCAGAGCCGTAAACCATGGCGAAGCGGATCGTCGCGTCGCTGTAGGTCGTGTTGCTGATCGTCTTGCCGCCGCCGCCCTTAAAGGACGTGATGCCCTCCTGGACCTGGCTAGCGTCGGTAGGGATTCCACCGGCTGAGCCGCCCTGCTTGAGGATGCTCTTGACGATTTCGCCGCTGCTATCGAAGTCGATGCCGCCAAAGCCCGCCGCGTAGACGTTGGCACCGCCACTGTTCGTGTAATCGTAATCGCCCTCGATGACGTTGCCGCCACAGAACACGCGGTCGCCCGCACAATAGGGAACCGGCACGCCTTCTTTGCTCGTCTGGAGGCCGCTCTGGTATTGCGCGCTCTTCCGGGTGTCGCCCTTCTCCGCGTCCATGGGGAACAGGAGGTTGGCCAGAATGGTGACGCCAATGGCGATTGCTGCGCTGACCAACGCGGTAACGAGGATCGCACCCGTAATCGCGCCATTGGCATTGGGGACCACATGGACGGTCGCACCGTTGGGGATGCTCCAGCGTGCAACTTGGTCGGCTGTAAGATAGCGCGACGTTGTAAGGTCGTCGCCAATACGCACGTCGATTGCCTTGGTCGCAAGATGCGAACGCAAGTCGTAGTGCTGTTGGCAGTAGCTTAGGACTTCCTGATAGGTCCGGGCATGGACTTTGTGAGTTCCCTGATGGTCCCGTGGCATTGCCTTCTTGATTGCACCGTAGAAGCGCACGTTAATCGTCATTGGGAAGCCTCCAGAATTCTGCTGCCATGCGTTCGATCCATTTCTCCTCGTGAGGGACTTGCCAGATGTGGCTCAGGCTCTTTTCCGGCTGATGCAGGTATCGGCCTTCGCCCAGGTAGATCGCGACGTGATTGGGGATTGGGGATGACCAGTGCAGGACGGCCATGTCGCCTTCCCGGCGATCGGCGCGATCGACGCGCACGAAACCCAGCTTGGGCGGCCAGTAGCGAAACGGATCCACCTTGCGCGGTTCGGTGTGATGCCCACCCGGCTCCCTGACACGCGGGATCGGGGGCAGCTCGCGCCCAGAGACGCGGTAATAGTCCCATGCGAGCGTCCAGCAGTCGCGGATGCCCCAAAGGAAGTCTCGGCCCTCTAAGGCCTTTATCGGGGCGTCAGGCCCCCAAATCCCAGGGTAGCCAACGTTGAACACGTCGCCGGCGACGTTGCCGGTGACGGGGACGATGCCCCAGTTCCAACCTGTGCCTAGCTGTTGCTCGGTATCCATGTCGGATGGCCAAGCCTGCCCGTTGGGATGGCTATGCAAGAACAGCGTGGGTTCCTGGAGCGCGAGGAGCGCGCTGTCGGCCATGCTGATCGTGAATGCCTGCCAAGGCTGCGCGTTGATGTTCTCGATCTCTCGCCAACTTCCATCCTGAAAGAGGGCGACAACGGCTTCGCAGGGAAACGCGCTTTGAAAGATCGGCTTGATTTCGGCCCAGGTGTCATCATCTAAATCGGTCACCGAATACTTAGCAGGAGGTCGCAGTGCCCGTGCCAGTCGATGCACCAAACGCCGCAGATTGGTTGAGCGCCGTGAGCACCGCCGGTGCCGTCGTCTTTACCGCAACCGTCTATTTCTTTGATCGACGTCGATCGCGAACAGCCGACCGTCGCGCAGCACGCAGGCAGCGGACTAATACCCATGACATCGCGGAAGAGGCCCTGCGTCTGTCGAAAGAGGGAAAAGACGAGCTGAGCAGCTACAGCGCAATGAACGCGCTGAACCCTGCTATGTCCACAAAGCGCAATGAAGAGTTGCGGATGAACGTGGGGCGCGTGATGCGGCGGCTGAACGAACTAAGAGAGATCGCATCAGCGACACCGCGACTTTTTTCGGCCATTGGTCAGCTGAGCGATCAGTTTAGCTTCGTCGATGGTGTGACCATCAGCAGCAATCAAGCGAGTGTTGCGATGGACTGCAAAGCTGCCGTGCCGTTGGTCGAAGGGACAGAGGTTACTATTCGATCATTCACCTCGTTAGATTTGATCCCAGGCCGGGGAACTCATCACGATACATAGTGTGGCGGGGGAACTTGGCGCGCTGGTAGTCAAGGTGCGTGGCTAGTTCCAATTGGATCGCCATGCCGTCGAAGCTCACACTGTTCAACAGGTATTGCTCTTCCTGAAACGGTGCGTTGGGATCGTTGGCCAGGATGTCAGCGGCAAGTGCCTGATAGCGAATTACAGGTGCGCCGGGTGCCAAACCGTATTTGGAAAGCGTTACATACATAGCCGCGCCAAAGTCAGGCAGGCTGATGCGAGGTCGGACTAGGTTCTCACCGCCGCGCTGGCTTCCCGACACGCTGAACGGCACAGGTTGAAAGTCCTGATTGCTCCACTTCACGAACGCCAGCTGCGGCAGAACGCTGATGTTGCTTTCCGTCTTGGGCGAACTATCGATGAAGCCATACTTGAGATCGCCATAGGCCGTCAGGTCGATAGTGATTAGCTGGACATAGCCATCCCAGGTGGTTGTGTTCAGCTGGGTCATACGCGCTCGAACGCACAGGTGATCGTGACAAACTGAGTGCCGCGACGTTCCTGAAATCCTGCGCTGTCAGTTGGACGAATGCGAACTGCACCGCGTAGCGAACAGGTGTAGTCGTAAACGCGATTGAACATGCCCGCCTCTAGCTCTGCGAGCAGTGCCTTGGCCTTGTCCTTGGGCAGCGTCCACGAAAGCGTGGCCGTGCTTTTCCAAGGCTTGAAGCCAATCGTGCCGCTGAGCGAATAGGAACCTGCGGTAAAAGTCGTCTTGATGGGCTGGACGCTCCAACTGATCGGAACGTTCAAGTCACCCTGATATGGTAGAGCCGCCATTAGCGTTTGCTCCTTTCAATCTCTTTGCGGACCAACTGGACGGTGCTGCGCTTGTAAGCATCCATCTGCGCCGCAAGCTGCTGAGCCGTGTTGTCGTTCGCCCCACCCATGATGGTGATGTTGGTTGCTCCCAAGCTGACGGTGGTTGCACCGCCACCGCCGACCTTGTGGTTGGGGATGATCGTGCCGCCCCGACCAGGAGCGAAGAGTTCTGGACCCTTCTCACCCACGAGGTAGAACTTGCTGCTATCGACGTTGCCGCCGACTGCCTTCCCGCCACCAAATCCGAGTGCGCCGCTGATCGCGTTGCCGATAATGCTACCAATGGAACCGCCGCCGCCACCGGGCATCAGCTTCTTGAGAATGGTAGCCTTGGCGATGTTCATGAGGAGGTTCTTCAACATCTCCTTGAAGAAGCCCTTCATCGCCTCCTTGGGGTTATCCCATAGGTTGACCAGCAAGTCCGAGACACGCTCGATCTTGTTCAGCTGATCTTCTGCGCGAGCATCCTTCTGCTCCGCCTCTGCCTGCTCGTTGGTCTGCGCGATCAACTTGTCACGCAGGCTCTGCTCAATCTGGAGGCTCTTGAGTAGATTAACGCGCTTCTGCTTGACGCGATCGATTGCGTTCAGAGCCTGCGTAAGAGGCGACTTGTTGGCATCGGCACGCACTGCGGCCTTTTCGTCAGTCTCTTCCTTGGCGCTTTTTAGTTCACTCTCGATGCCTTCGGCCTTGCCCTTGTCTTCGGCCTGCTTCTTCTTGCTCTGCTCCAAACGGTAGTTGGCTGCGGCCTGCTCATCGATTGCCTTGGTCTTTTCGTTGATGACCTTGAGGTCGCGAGGCAATCCGGCTGCGACGCGGGCTTCAACTAGAGCGCGCTGCTCCTCAGTCTGGCTTAGTTCCTCGTTGCGGTCCTTCAACTCCTTGAGGGTGTCAGCGAGCTTCTTTCCCTTCTGCGCTTCCTGAAGGCTGGCAACCAGCTTGCGGACTTCATCTGCCTTCTTGCCGGTCAGATTGATGTTGCGCTCAAGCCCGGCGCTTTCCAGTGCGTCTGCAAGCTGGCGCTGATCGTCCGTCAGTGCGAGGTCGTTCTTCTTGTTGACGAGTTCCTGGAGTGCATCGGCATACTTCTTTGCCTGACGCTCTGCTTCGCGCTGCTCCTTGGTCTTGTCGCTGTCGCCCTTGCCCTTTTTCTTCTCAGTCTCGACGCCGGGAGTGTTGCGGATGTTGCCACTGCCGCCTTGCTTGAACGGCTTTACCGTGCGGCTGTATGCCAGCAACTGATCGTCGGTCATGCCCTTAGCGTCGAACTTGTAGTCGCCGCTGTAACGCTGCACAGAACTTACGAGACGGCTGCGAGCGCGGTTCTTGCGGTTCTCGGAATAGCCCTTCTGGAAATCGCCTTCCATGTTCTGGAGCGGAGCAATTGACTTGTTGGTGCCAAACCACTTGTTGTCGAAACGGTTGGCGAAGTTCTGTAGGCGGATGGGAGCATTCGCAATGCTATCCATCATGCCCAACAGGCCGGCGATCTGGGAACGCAGGGACTGGACGCGGATGCCAAGGGCATCGAAGACGCTGTTGGCACCGACGAGCAGCGGCTGGAACGCATCGCTTAAGCCTGCAAAGCTGTCGCGGATTTCGCCACCGGCCTCACGCGCGGCCTTGATGATGTCGCGCATGTTCAGCTGGCCTTGGTCGGCAAAATCGTAAAGCGCCTGGCTGAACTGGCCCCCCTCGTTGAACGCTGCGAAGGTCTGACCGGCAACGTTCTGGATCGCCGTGAACGCATCGCCAAACGTCTTTGGCATGCGCTTTAATTCCTCATCGAGCGCAGTCGTGAACTTCTTGTCGTTGAACGCCTTGAACAGCTTGTCCGCCGTTAGCTCGCCGTCGCTGGCCATCTTCTTGAGCGCGCCCTTGGGCACGTTCAGGCTGTCGGCGAGAAGCTGCATGAGACGCGGTGCGTTCTCAGCAAGGGATCGGAATTCGTCGCCGTTCAGCTTGCCCGACGATAGCGCCTGACCCAGCTGGAGAACGGTCGAGGTGGTTTCTGTTGCGCTCGCACCCGATACCTTGAGCGCGGTGGTGACGGTCTGCGTGGCGCGGGCAACCTGTGCCTGGGAAGCGTCGAGCGTCTTACCCGTGGTCGCCAGCTTGCCGTAAAGCGTGGAAGTCGAATTCAACTCGGCGCGAGTGAGGCGCGAGATCGCCATAACGTCGGCCTGCGCGCGACCGTAATTGCCCCAGCCGGTGATCGCCAACTGGAGGCGCGATTGCGCGTTCGTTGCCGCGTCGGACATCTCCGTAAAGCTGCCAGCCGCCTGCTTTACCCAGGACGCGACCTGGAGGGCGATCATCGCAGCGAGGTTGCCCTTGAACGACGCGACGGCGGACGAGCCACCACGGATCGGCGCACCGATGCCACGGAAGCTGTTGTTGATGCTCTGGGATGCGTTCTGCGCTGCGCGGGCGGCGGCGTTCAGCGGGTTGGTGACATTGCTTTGTAGCGAGGACCGGACGCGATTAAGACCAGTGGGATTGATGCTTCGCAGTGCAGAGTTGACGCCCTGCACGTCGCGACGAACGGCGGCGGAAACAGACTTAACGGTAGTCTGTAGTTTCTTAAGTTCCGCAATCGCCGCTTTGGCGTCCGCTGTAATCTGGTAGCTTAGTCCTTGCGCCACATAGACACCCCACTTTGTTGTGCTCTATTTAGAGGGTCATTCTATGCGTCCTCGGGTTCCGGCGAGGACGGCTGCAAAGTCCTCGAAGCTGTCGCAACGAATGACATTGCCGCGCTCGGGATCAGAGTTAGTTGGCGCAGCTTGCTCCTGCTCATACTTGGAGATGAGGAGGACGTAGTATTCGGGCCATGTCATGTGCCAAACCTCACTTGGCTGCACACCTGATTGGATCAGTTGGGCGTAAGCTGCATCCAACTGATCCAGCCGACTTACTTTTTTGGGGAGGCCGCATCCTCGCTAGGAGTGTTAGTGGCAGCTTCTGCGGCCAACTCCTCCAGCTTGGCTTTCAGGTCCAGACCAATGATGCTGCCCAGCGTCTCTTGAACGCGCTGGATGTTCTCTTCGTTGAAGAAGCCCATGAACTCGCCAAAAAGCCAGTCGTGGACTTGAGCCTCAGTGTATGGCTCGACATCGGCCTGTAGATTGAAAAAGAGGGTGCGGATCATTTCCATCAGATCGTCTACCTCTTCCATGTCCATGGCAGTGAAGATGTAGTCGAACGGCGACTTACCAGTTGCCTGCTTGAGCCGTTCCAAGTTGGCAAAAGATGCCTGGAGGCGCAGCGACGCACCGTTGTAGTGGAAAGTGGAAGTGCGGATCGAACTTGGTAGTGGCATTAATCACCTCAGACAGAATAGACTGGCAGTGGAGGACCGCTGCCAGTCTACTTAGTCCGTAAGGTGAACTGCCCTTACGAGGTCGCGCGACCGCCAGTTGCGAGATACAGGTTGACTGCATCGCTGTTGTCGAGCGTGAAGGTGGACTGACGCACGCCAGCCTGCGGAGCCTTAAAGCTCATGTCAGACGCGGTGAACACGCCTTCCATCTGCACCTTGCTCGTCTTGGTATCGACAATCTGAACCCAACGCGCGCCGCTCATGGTGGCGAGTAGTTCAGCGTAACCCTCATCGGCGAGAGCCGCGTCACAAGTTGCCTTGATCTGCCATTCCTCATCGCCCTCTGGCAGGGTAAGCGAACCCTTGGACTTGGTCTTGACCTTTTCCTTGTCGCTCTTCCAGGTCAATTCGATTTCGTTCTCAGTCTCAACGAGCTTGAACGTGTTGTCTGCGGGGCGAACACCATCATCGGTTGGCGCGGGGCCGACCTTGAGGCGCGCATACTTGCCGAGCGCAAACGAAGTAGTAGGTGTAGTCATAGTGTCCTCCAACAAATGTCGTAGTCCACTACTTAATGGGATTCCGCGGTTGGTCGGATTTTAGGGGATGAAGGTCATCGCGAAAACCGAGCAGTTGCGGGCAGGCTCTGGCTGATGGATATAACCCATGCAGTGGAACTTGTCGGAAGTCGCGAGTGCCGCACGAAGCTGCTCAATCTGTTCAATGAAGCCAATGCCCATGTCCATGCCCCACAACTTCAAGTTCAGGTAGTAGCGGTTTAGCTTGTCATCGAGTGACGTTAGGCCATCGATACGCAGGCAGGGATAAGGACCCTGTTCGGCAGGAAGGCCATAGTCGAGCCATCCCGTCTGGACGGGTAGAAACACCTGGATGTTGGCGTCCTCGCCAACGATGCGCTCCAGTTCGAGAATGATGTTGTCGAGCGGGTTCACATGCTCCTCCTAAAGACTGCGCGGGCGATGAACTCACCAAGGCGTGGTAGTGACAAGAGGATCGCGGGCATAAGGAATGGACTGGCCATTCGCGTGCCGCCGCCAAACTCAATGATTGGTGCGTAATGGGTCGTAGCGAACACGACTGCGCCACCGGGGCCAGCCACTGCGCCGATGCTGCGCTCAGTAGCGCGCGTCAGCTTGGGAACGAGCCTGCGTGCGGCAGGGACAACGATCTGGTTCGTCCAGGCCGTCATGCCCTCCTCGATCGCAGGGCCTTCCAGCGCCGCGATCATCCGATCCAATTCCTTGACCCACTCCGCGCTGCCGTCGCTCATCCCAGCGTCACCCGCTGGATGAAGGTCTTACCGTCCGCGATACGCTCCACGACGCCAACGACGTTGTAGGTCTTACCGCCCACGGTGATCTTGGCACCGCTTAGGCTGCGCTTGGTCGGGCCGAACGTCGCTATCGTGACGAAGGCCGGTGTCGCGCCTCCCGTGAACACGCTCTTTTGCTTGAGCAGGACGGATGTTTTGGCCGTGGAAGCAGGCTGCGCGGTGCTGCCAATGCCGATCGCAGGATAGGTGATCGTGCAGGGCTGGCCGTAACGCTCAATCTGCTTTGTGACCGTCGCGCCAAAATCAGCCATTGCGCGACCTCAAGAGGCGGTCGCCAATGAACACGCCCAGGCCGGAAAGCAGGCGATGGATGTCTGCGCTGTCCCTGAGCGCATTGACGTAATCGACCTTGAAGCCGCTATCCAGCTGGAGGCCCTTGGCGTCACCCTGGTTGTCGCCAACCGGGTTCTTGCCCAGCTTACGCAGGAGCGCGAGCAGCGCCTGTGCTTCCTTGATCGGGCGCGGAACGGTCAGGTGATCCAAATAAGGAATGATTGTGCGGCCAGCCGTGAGGTAGTCGATTTTGAACTGGAGGAATGCGTCACCGTCCATTGGTTCGGCTGGCACCTCAAAGCCGGGCTTCTCAACATAGATGCGCGGCCACGCCATATTCTGCGCGTTGCTGGTGGGCTGTCCTTTGAATGACCACAGTGCGTCCAGATCGCGGCCTGCTTCGATCAGGAAGCGAACATCCGTATCGTTAAGCTGCGCCGTATCGTCACCGAGGAAGCTGGGCGCGAGTGTCAGGAACAGCAGGTTTGCTTCATCGATTGTGATGTAGCTGTTTTGGTCAGGGCCGTCAGTCACGACCAATGCTTTGTAATCAATATCCGCCATGAGCGCCCTCGCTAGTTGTAGTCTACTTAGCGAGAGAAGCGTCAGAGACTGGAAAGCCCCGACGTTTCCGCCGGGGCCTCCATTTCGCAGTCCTGAGACTTAGACGCTCTTCTTGTAGAGCGCACGGATTGCGTTGTAGTTCTTGATCGCGCTGCTGGTGCGGCGACGACCCAGATACTTCACGACGCGCTTGTCGGTGTAAGGATCAACGGTCCATGCAACGTCCGAAGCGTCAACGATGGTGACTGCCTGACGGAAGTCTGCCAGCACTGCGTGGATGTTCGCATCCTCACCGATGAAGTCGTCGGCAATGAAGCTAACGCCCCAAACCTGCGGGAACGCGCCGCCCTGGATGTTACCCATCGTCAGGATGTAGTTGCCGTTCGCGTCCTTCTGGGTCAGCAAAGTCTTCTGGAGTTCACGCGAACCCAGGATTGCCTTGCTGGTGTAGCGACCGTGCAGGGTGTGAAGCAGTTCGAGGATGTCGTCTGCGTCTGCGTCAATTGCCTTGGTCTCAATGCCGCCCATAGAGCCGATGACGTTGGTGTAGCGGTCTACGCCAACGGTCAGCTTGGTCTGGGTCAGTAGACCATTGTTGACAAAGCCGCCCGAACCCTTTGCGTTCTGGTGAACGCCGTTCAGGAACTGGTTGTCCTCTTCCTCTGCCATGCTCTCAAGCACGTCCTGGATGATGCCCTGAACGAGATCGTAAGGAGCAGTGTCACCCTGGTGCGCCCACACAGTAGCGACTTCCTCAGCGTTCACCTCGAAGAAGGTGTGTGCCAGAGTGTCATACTGAGGAGTAGGCGAGCTGTGGATGTTGCCCATTTCGAGACGGGTCGCAGCGTCACCCTTCTTGGTCTTGATTGGGGTGGTGTAACCCATGCCGCCGCGAACAACGGTAGCCAGACCGCGTAGTGGCGAAGCCTTCTTGTTGATGCCGTCGACCATTGGGCCGAAGACCTTAGGAAGCAGGATGCCGCCTTCTGGGGAAACGCTAAGCGATGCCTGATCGCCAACCGCCTTGACCTGGACACGGCCCTGACCATCAACTGCGCTGAGAACGTCATTGCCCTTGGCGAAGAAGCGACCAATCGCAGCCTTCTCCATCCCAGAAGTATCGACGACGGTATCAACCGACACGGTGTTAGCCGCTGCAAAGGCTGCCTGTAGAGCGGTGATCTTACCGTCGATGTGGTTTTCCAGAGCACTCAGTTCGCCCTTGGTTGCGCCATCTTCAGCCTTCTGGCGCAGAGTAGCCAGCGAAGTCTGGATGTCCTCCACGATGTTCTTGTTTTCAGTGCTCATGTGAGCCTCCCTGTTATTGTTTTTGTTTTTCGGGTGGCCCACGAGTGCTAATGCGGCTCCTGGGACCGTAGTGCCGGGTCGGACGTTGCCGACTGGCTGCAACTCTACTTAGTCAGACTGGTAGTTGGGGTCCGCGCGCCTCAGAGCGCGGACTTTAGGGCCTGTGCGAGGTTGAACAGTGCGAGTGCTTCCGCGACTGCTTCTAGTTCAGCAGTGTCCTCAGTGACGCTCTCTGGCGCTTCTGCGGCATCCTCTTCGGACTTCAGCTGCTCGGCATCTTCCACGAAAAGCCATTCCTGTTCCGTCTTGATAGCGGTCAGGTCGATGTGGACAGCGGCATCGGTGCGTTCGATGAACGGCTTATCAGCCTCGTCTGACTTCTGCTCCGTCTCGGCTTCTAGGAAGCCGATGAAATTCTCAATGAGGGCTTGCTGATCGAGTGTCAGGCCGTCGAAGCGTTCGTCCAGTTCACTCTTGATAGCGGACATGCGCGCTTCCACGTTGCAGGGCCATGCCACGCACGACACCTCCAGCAACTGGATCTCCTTAAGGAAGTTGACGCTCTTGCCCTTGTGCGAACCCTTTTGTTCCTGGAGAACGCGGTAGCCAATCGAGAAGCTGTCAACTGCGCCCATCTTCATGAGTTCGCGCGTCTCTTGGGCGCGCTGGGTGCCTGCAAAGCGTGCGCGGAAGCGCAGTCCCTTGGTGTCTTCCTCCAAGCTCTCGATTACGCCGATGACTTCCTTGCGGTCATGTTCCCACAAGAAGCGGACGCGATCAGGCCCGTTGAGTAGCGCGGTCTTGAACGCGCCGGGAGTTACAACGTCCTGCACCTTGTCGATGTTGCCAAAGGTGCTGGCGTAACCCTCTACTGTGCCATTCTCGTAGTCAAAGGCATCCGCCTTGAACGACTTAAACTGGATGCCCTTAGCCATTGTTCCTATCTCCTCGGTCTCCCGCGTTCGCGTTGAATGAAGTCTCACCACCCGGCTTTTCGTCGGGCTGTCCAAGTCCTGTTTCGTCAGATGCCTGCGCCTTTGCGCCAGCCAGTTCTTTGCCTTCGCCATTTGGCAGAGGAGGAAGGCCGATCACTGCGCGGCATTCGTCAATGGTGACGACACCGCTCTGCGCCCACTTGACTACCTTGTCGTCCAAGTCGTCCTGAATGTGCTGGATGGCGGTTTCATCAACAGCAACGGTGGCGCTTTCGTCCACATACTGCTGGATGCCCCACTCCAACTGCCCAATCAGCCAATGAGCCTCAGGGCCAATGAAGTTGCGGTAGAAGATCTTGTCCATACCGCGCAGGTTGGCGTGCGTTGCCTCACCGACGTTGACCATCGCGCTGTTGACGCCGAACGCGGTGCAGATCGCGTCAGCGGCCTTGTCGCGAAGGATGTCGAGCTGGAGTTCAGCAAACGTCAGCTGCGCGGCTTCGAAGTCCAGGCCCGCTAGAAGCTGGGTGCTGCCCGACGAAGTCAGGCCCGCCATCTGCGTCTGAACGCGAGCGAGGTCAGCATCGCTGTAGATGCCCTGTGTCTTGAAGTAGCCGTTTTTTGCGCCGCCGCTTGCCAGCTTGCGACGGATGAGGTCGTCAATGGCAAGGTAGTTCTGGACGCTGCGGATCGCGCTGTCACCTGCTCCTGCGCCCTGGAGCGGGTTGATTGGATCAAAGTAGCTGATGTGCTGGAGAGCGCCGTTGAACTGCACGCCGTTGCGGTTGAACGCTGCGGTCGTCTTGCCTGCGGCATCGTAGTTAAACCAGAAGTGCGGAGTGTTGTCGCCGCGCAGCTTCCCAGGCACATATTCAAAACGCTTCTTCTCGACGTTCTTGAACATCAAGTCCTGTCGAAAGGTGTGCATCTGAGGCAGGCCAGGAACCTTCAGGTCGTAGAACACATACAAGTCGCCGCCGACGCTGAGGCCAATTTCGGCGTTCTTTAGGAATGTGCCGGTGGTGCGCTCGACGGCGTTGGGGCTTGCCAGCATCCTCTTGGTTGCGCGGCTATCGCTGATCTTCAACGTAACATTCTGGATTCCCTGTGCGCGCATTTCGATGCAAGCGCGGCTAACGGGACATTTTTGCAGTAGCAGTTCGGCCTTCTTGGCGAACGTCTTACAGTCACCCCATTCGGTCCCGGTTAGCTGGGAAACATAGACACCCAGATTGGCCGTCTGCGAAATCGGTAGCTGATTGCTGTAGTCGAAGTCTTTGTGTGCAACGTCGAGTAGTTCATGCAGGTGCGGGGCGAGGATGTCGTCGGCGTTCTTGGCCAAGACCTCACCAGCTGCGCCCCTGAAAAAATCGAAAACTCCCATGACTACCTCTGACTTCTATTGTCAGCTACTTAGTCAAAGGGGTGCTTTGGACGTTTTGCAGCGGTTGCCTTGCGCTGCGGCTCGGTTATGCTCCAGTGGGGGGACAGAATGCTGACATTGAAGATCGTAAAGCCGGACGACGCCATGGATTGGATGACGTTCGTGTCCTCGTTGGTCGGGTCCATCGCGTGGCCGATTGCGGCTTTCGCCATCGCCTTCCTTTTCCGCGCTCAAATCAGGAAACTGGTCGATCGATTGAAGAAGCTATCCCTGGGGGATAACTCGCTCGACTTCGGGGAACGGCTAGACGAGGCAGAGGCAGAAGCTACCACGGCTTTGCCCGCTGCGGCACCTGAACCGGCAGGCATCGGCCTCCCCGACGCGCGAACCGCTCAGCTAATTGCTTTGTCGCCAGCGGCTGCGGTGGTTGACGCGTGGCGTTCAATTGAGACGGAGGTAAAAAAACGCGCGCTTCCGTTGCTACCCCAATACGCGACCGCCGCGGTTTCCAATCACGGTCAACTTGCATTCCGCGCAGCGGCAAAAATGCTTTTCCAGGCGGGACAGATTACCGCCAGCACGTATTCCCTGCTGTCCGATCTCAACGGACTGCGGAACGCCGCCGCGCATGGCGACGATATTACGGCAGCTGATGCGGTCAGATTTACCATGCTGGCCAAGCAAGCCCACTTCTTCCTAGAGGGGCCGGACGTAGTGCCGGACAACCCTGACGCTTAGAAGGCGAAGCCGCCTTGTAGTCCGAGGTTCAGCACGGCGATCGTCGGCGGCGGCAACTCCTCCAGCCAGTTCAGGCCGGTAATGAGCGCATCCGCTCGGTCAGGGCTTTCCGTGCTGCTATCTACGACATCGTAGAACTCCATCATCTGGCGCTCTAGCTGCGGAAATGGGTTGAAGTGGCGCACTTTGCCGTTCTGGTAGAGCATCTGCGCCCGTTCTGCCCTTGCGACCTTCTGGCTGTCTTTGCCGGTGTGGAACTTGCCAATGACGTGCATGTCTGGGAATTCGCGCTGCAATGTCTCGTCAATGCCCGCGAAGCCGTTGGTTTCGACGAGGATTGTGTCACCGGGCTTGAGGTATCGCTTCACCTGCTTGCGAAGGTGCGCCGTCCAATCGCTGATCTTCATAGTCTTGTCGGGCGTCAGGTCGCCCATGACCCAATAGGTGCGATCCTTGACGGCCTGGAGGCTCATTCCGGCCAAATCTCGCTTGCCCTGGCTGGGGTCGATGCTGATCTGACGGCGCTCGCACGTTTCGAGGAAGCTGAGATCGGGAACGCGGTTGTTGAGAACCGTTACCTCGTCCAGCTGGCTACGGCTCCAGAGTGCGCCGTTCTCCGTGACCCACTCACCGTCGGCTTCCTCAGCGTATTTCTTGCTCTCAAGCTGTCCCTGGCCGGTGAAGAAGGCGTCGGGCAGGTTGACGTTCTCGCGGCTGCTACCCGTGGTGACGTGGCAATCCTCACGCGCTTCGATCCGCTTGAGCCATTCGGCACCGCGCAGCGGCGTAGACGTGAGGATGATGCGAGGACGCTCGCCTTCACGCACGCACATGGCGATATTGTCGAAGCTGACCTGGCCCTTGGGCCATTTAATAAGCTCGTCCGCGTAAGCCCACGGCACCGACAGACCACGAATGTCCTGCGGGTTGTAGCCGGTGCGGATCGCCGCCTTGCTGCCGTTGGGCCAGCGGATTTCCGCGTGATGCTCGCTTAGGATCGGCTCCATGCCAGGACGAGCAGTGTTCTTGAGGCCGCTTGGTCCTTCGAAGATGGTGCTGCGAACGTCCTTAAACGTCGCGCCAACGATCAGACCCTGTTTGCCGGGAAACTCAAACTCCACCAGCTGATTGATCGCGCAACTGGCGGCGTGGTTCTTGCCGAAGCCTCGTCCCGTGCGGAGCATCCAGATATACCAGTCACCCTCAGGCATCTCCTGCTTTGGTCGCAGTGTCAGGGCTGGATCGGATGCGGCACCGTGGAACTGGTCGTATAGGTCGTCGTCTAGTTGATTGAGCCAGTCATAGTAGCCGTGAACGCCAAGACTGGCCATCTGGTTACGTGCGATATTAAGAAGTAGGCGTCGTTCCTGGAGTGGCGTCATGCGTCACCATCCCGAGGCTTTACCTCCTTGGCATCGACGGTAATCGCGCCCTTCTCCAACAGCTTCTGTAGCTTCTTCTGGTTCTCCAGCGTGTTTTTGATCTGGCGTGCTTCACGGTCCAACGTGATGTTGTTCTGCTTCTGCACTTCCTTCTGTGCGTCGAAGAGGATTTTGCTCAGCTTGACGAACAGCGCACCCTTTTTGTCGTCCTCCATGTCACCATACAGCGCCATGAAGAGGATCATGTCCTCGACGTTCTCGCACTGCTTCATGAACTTGTCGGCGGCGATGCCCTTTTGCGTGAACTGCCGGATCATCCCCTGACTGCGCGCAACGGGATCGGGCAGATTGCTGGCAGTGCGCTGGCGGTAGGTAGGAACTTGCTCACCCTGGCTTTCCCGCGTGACAATCTCCCGAATGTCAGCAGGACTAGATACTTGAGTGAGGCCGGGGTCAGGTGTCCCCCATGGTCGACCAAGAGGTGCTTCCTGCTTTAGCCAGTGCTTCTTTGCTGTTTTGTCGTCGGGAGGTAGGCTCATAGCTCTACTTAGTCAGAGAGCCATTCTTAGCTTGACGATCCCAAAAGACGACACTTGAGTGACACGCTCAATGGAAGGAACTTACTATGAAACTGTTACTAGGACTGATCGCAGGGCTGATGACAACTAGCGCAGCGGCCCAGGATGCCAGCAAGTATGAGCATGACGGACTTTACCCTCGGTTCGACAAGAATGGCATGATGAACACGACTGTGGAGTTCAAACGCAACTTCTATGTCAAGAACTGCGTCACAGTCAGCAAGGAGCCAATCGATCGCACTTGTGACGTGCGAGTGGGCAATTTCCGCGAGGAAATTGACTGGAAAGCGCCGATTATCAGGGAAACCGTCTGGTCTGGCGGGCGCGATATGAAGATGACGTGGCTGTTCGCGGCTGCTGACCGCGAGGCCGTCGTTGCTGCCCTGGACGCGACATTCGGCCCGCTACCGTCGCAAATCGCCCGACCGGATACGTGGTGCGCGTTCCAGGGCGTGTTTCAGCTTGAGAGCGTCGCAGAGGGTGTTTTGGTGCGCTTTACTGAGCGGATGAGTGAGGGACACGAATGGCAGCAAAGCATCTGCGGCAAGCAAATCGCCACACGGGCGCAAACGGATGCGCTGGAGCAGGCGCTCTTTGGGGCAGAGGTCAACGCCATCGTGACGAGGCACCGCGTTGGGCGCTGATTTCTTTAGAGACTAAAAAAGCCGGTCAGATGTGATCCGGCTCATCTGGGCCATCGAAGTCGATGTAGCCAATGCGCTTGAAGCCGCCGATTTCCGCTCCAGGGATTTTGGCGATTATCTCAGGGTCTGATCCCTCGTCGAAATAGACATCCAGGCCGACGGTGCCACCGTCGCTATCGACCGGCTCAATGCGTGGTTCCAGCAGCTCGTAATCCTCGGCGCTGATCCCGAGGGCGTCCGCGATCTGGGCGTCGTGTTCGCGCTCCATGCGTTCTTCAAGCTGTCGGTTGCTCATAGGCCCTCCTGGTCTCGCAACGTGATGGTAGGGCACCCTTGTGACATAGCCAACCTGCTTTGTTCTTGGTTTTCCGCGTGGCTCGCTGATATCCTCCCCTAAAGCGGCCGAGTGGTCCGTTGGGGGGAAGGCATGGCTGAACCAAGCGAGAACTACGAAAAGCTTCTCACCGCAAACCTAGCCCGCGTGATCGATTGGTTGAAGTTCTCCGAAACCAAAAACGGTGTGCTGCTCGCTCTGGCATCTGGATGGACGGTAGCGGCAGTCAACGTAGCTGTTCGCAAGGAGGGCATACCAGATGGCTACGAGTGGATGTTGCCGCTCTCGATAGCTATTTTGATGGTGGCCATAATCCGGCTCGTCTGGTCCTTCATGCCACAAATCAGTTTACCGAAGTTCCTTGCGCCTTCTGCCCGGCGCTACCGCGATACAAACCTGATCTTCTACGGAGATATTGCGGAGGTTGACGTTGGTAACGCCGCTTCGGAGATGGAAAAACGATACCTTCCGTCCGGCAAAGACACGTATCGATCTGAATACCTGGGCGACTTGGCGCAGCAGATACGGATTGTCAGCGGTATAGCGAACAGTAAGTTCAAGGCATTCAGAACCGCAGGCTGGCTTTGTTTCACGGCGCTCGTCGCCCTCGCTTGGCCAACTACGAAGGCCATTGCTACCCATCTGCTCGGTTGGTGAGGAACTAAAATGAAAATGTCAGACCTGCGGGATGAGCTGAACGATGAAGTCGCGACCATCATGTCGAAGGAATTTTCCGTCGGCGTAATCGCGACGAAGTATGTCCCGCACTCTGACGACGTGGCGATCACCTTTCCGAACCTGGATGATAAGAAGCAGTCCTGTAAGCTGATCGACACTTGCATCCTCTACATCGATATACGGCGATCAACCGAACTCAACCTATCGCACCGACCACAGACAGTAGCGAAGCTTTACAGTTCGTTTGTCCGGGCGATGACCAAAGCGGCGAGGCAGTATGACGGTCACGTCCGCGGTATCATTGGCGATCGAGTTATGGTGCTGTTTGACACGGACGATGCGTTCACCAATGCCATGAACTGCGCGTTCCTGATGAACTCCGTATCGAAGTATGTCATCAATAAGCATTTTTCCGCTAACGAGGTGACATGCGGCATTGGTGTCGACTGTGGCAAGATGCTCGTAACTAAGACTGGCATCCGCAAAAACGGCCAGCAGCGGCAAAACTATAAGAACCTAGTTTGGTTAGGTCGCCCTGCGAACGTTGCATCGAAACTGACGGACTTGGCTAACAAGCCGTCTGATGGCGCAGACCTCGATACCGTTCGCGTCGCCTTTCAAAAGGCAGGGCTACCTGAGTTTAATTGGCGCTGGGTCGAATACAAGTCCTGGGAGTTCATCAGGCACATCGACTCACCTGCGCTAGTCAACCATATCGTTTTCGATAACCCGGCCTTCCGAACGTTGCGCCTGTCCAGCGAGTATGTGGAAACAAGGCAGGCAACTCCACCCATTCTTGTATCTCGCGCAGTCTACGCAGGTTTCAAGGCCGCCAACCCTGAGGACAGCAGCATCAAAGGGGGTTGGTTCAAAGAAGTGACCGTTAACGTGCCGGGGTTCACCGACAAGGTGTTTGGCTGTGATGTTCATTTCACAGTCTTCAAGGAGTGAGACCGCTCTGAGCCGAACGGCGGGTTCCGTGGCAGGTAAGTTGGAATAATCGCTGACGTCCAAGGCGGTTGAAAAAAGTGGTGACGTATTCGACAGTTAACTTTTCACCCGCTTATATCCGCTTTACCGACGCCTATTTCATCAAGAGACCGGACCGAGTGCTCGATAATTTCGTCGGTTAAGCAACCCCACTGCGCTTGGAAGGGCATGAGGATGAACTGAGCCCTCCCGCTGTTCTCACGCGTCGGCTCCAATCGTCTGACCTTCTTGCCTCCTGGCTTTTTGCGAACGATCACGGCGTCGAACGCAACTGTCTCTCCGGCGCTATTTCCTGCAATCAGCGCCAGCGCCTCGCCACGGTTGGCAGCGTCAGCCGGATAGCCACTTTCCGGAACGTCGCTGCCGTGCGCCGTCCACGCCTCCGACAACAGTATGACCCCGTCGGCACGACAAGCGGATGCGAATTTCGCCAGTTCCCTCATCATGACATAGCGGCTCGCGCGATCAGGATGCTCAGTTCCAACAGTCTCGACGATCTTCGTTCCGCGAAGTAGAAATGCCAAACTGCGATAGAAGCCGTCTTTGGCCATCACCACGCGCGCATGTTCGAAGTATGCTTCCGCAACTTCGCGGAACGTGGTCGCATTTTTTAGACGGGTCCAGTCGGAACTTATACCATACCGCTTCAACGACTTTTTTCGCGCTTTGTCCTTGTCGAACATCAGGGGTCGATTACGCAACCGAACACCCACCGGCTGTCCGGACTCGACTGACAAATAAAGCGCCCGGTCCATGGCCAGCTGGCCCATTGGCTCGGGTCGCGACTCCATTAAGCCGGACGGTGCTGTCATGCCGTGCCGCTGCAATAGGTCCACGATCAAGTCGCAGAACTGTTCGTCGACGTGAGCCAATGCCTGCAACACCTCAGTGTCGGGAAGAGAAGACGCGACCCAACGGCGCTCGATTAGTAGGGTGCCGTTTTCGATCACCTGCGGCACTAGATACTCCTCAGGAATGCCTCGCCAGATCGCCAGTGGAGATGCAAACAGTTCGCTAGGCGACCATTCGGTAGCTGGGCCTGGGAGAAAACCAGCGATCAATTCGGCTCGCACTTGGCTGTGCGTCTCCAAATCGCCCTGCTTCTCGATAGTGTTTCGAGCATCCCGCGCCCACGTCATGATGGGGTCGCCACGCCACCGCTCCTGGTAAGAAGCATACCAAGCGTCGAAGTCGTGGAACGCTGCCTTATTGCTCTGAACGATGAACGTGACGGTCCGCGAGGTCGTGATGCATTGCTGAAGCATGAGGACGAATTTGTCTGGATCGAAATAGGCGTCTGCCGCTTCCAACCAGAGCCGCCGCATATCCAGGAGCCGCTTCATTACGTTGGTCGCGGCATCCGCAACCTGCTTATCGAATTGTGACATGGGATCATGATATTGGTGTGCGCGAGGGATGCCAACGCTTCCGGTGCCGACATGCGATGACAAACTGGAAAAATCGTTGACGTCTTCGGTGAGTAGTAACCAGCGCCCTCACACCACCCTGCAATCCGATGTTTCCCCCACAGACGCTCGCACAGGCCCCGTGGATACGTGGGGCTACCCGACTGCCCCAGCGTGTGGCCCTGGCGCTCACAGGCCCTTGTAGGGGCAGCGTGGCATAACGCGCCTGTGCATGAGGGTGGGGCTATGCACGGCACCCTGCCTACATGCGGTCTGATATTTCGAGATTGTTCAGACCTACCGCAATCCGCCTGCCGTGCTGCGACCGTGTGGGAGAGTGGTGCAGAGTCGGTGTCTGAGGGGCTGTCACACTAGGTTTGCACCAGAGCCTGGGGCCAAAGTGGTGGCTCTATAAAGGGGTCAAACCGGCAATTCTGGTGGGTATAGGTCCAGGGTGCGGTCCCTCATGCACCCAGCACGCCCAACGCCGTAGAGCGCAGCACCCACGCCCTTGGCACCTGATGTATGGCGCACCCCTTTATACGATGCCGCGCTTCCTGATTAAGTCGCGCAGTTCCTTGTTCTCACTTCTCAGCTTCTTGATAGTCTCAGTCTGACGCTCTGCCTTAAATCGCTTCATCACCATAGCTTTGACTACACGGCCCTGCATGACCTCCAATGCCGTTTGTCGCTTCACTAAGTCGAGTAGCAAGTCCTGCATCGTTGCCGTCATACTTTGTAGCTGGATCAGCGCATCAGGGATTAGCTTTGTCTCTCGCAGTCGGATAGCCGCTTGTATCACGTCCACTCGCTTGCATAGCGTCGTCGCTCGGTTATGGCTTATATTCAGTTCTCTACCCACCGCCGCATACGTGGCTCCCTCTGCCACCATTGCTGTTGCTTTGGCTAGCTGTTCCTCCGTGAACTCCCTGGGATATTCGTGGAGGGCCAGTTTGCGCTCATTGGGCGTCTCCTCGCTCATTCCCCACCCCATGCCAGCTTGAACATCGCCGCGTCCTGTGTTCGCTCAAAATAGACCAACATACTGAGTGCGGGCGTGTAGTGGGTGATCGTGTCATAGGGCTGGTTCGACATAAGCCGTAGCCACTTGTGAACTTCGAACAGTTCGCCCTCTTCCAAGTCGCGCGTCTTAACTGTTGTCCAGTCATCAGGGTGTTGAGGCTCGTAGGCGTAGTCCCACAGCTTGAGTTGAGGACCAATTTGTGTCCCGAAAACTCGGCCCGATATCGCAGCAATGTGATTAGCAGTAGCGGCTGCGGCAGCATTTGCGGCAGCTAGGGCCTGGAAGGTCTGGTTCGTGTTGATTGGGGGTGGATTATTGCTCACGCCATTTCCTCCATGCTTGCTGATTGGCTTTGTTGAGGACTTGAATGCGGAGGTAATGGCCCTCGACAAACTGGTTCACGGAACTCTTAATGGCGAAGTTCACGTGGTTGGCTTTTAGCCAGTCCAACTCCGCATGGTCCGCGATCCGCGGGACCACGTGATCGCGCAGTAGGTTGCGTTCAAAGATGTCACCAAGGGCTTCCGCTACATGCAGTGCGGCATCCTCGTTGGGATAGTCAGCCTGCACATCATCAACCACAGCGTTCATGGCCGACCACACTTGCTCTTTGGTCAGGCGGATGATCGAGGTTGCTTCACTTTCTTGTTCACTCATACCCTACTTAGTCAGACGCAGGTTTCTCGCCTGTGGTCTGATTTTTCAGTAGGAATACACTTCATACGACAACATACAGTTGGGGAAGGAGACGTTACATGAAGGCCCCGCTGCTCAACGATACCGAGTTCGACACTGTGTTCGCGCACATCGAGACCATGAAGCGTCCCGCTCACTACCGGCTCTTGTTGCTGTTGTGTCGTGACCTGGGCTTGCGGCCGATTGAACTCGCCCGTTTAGAGAGCAACTGGTTCCGGGGCGGCGAACTCCGCATCCCGCACGGTCAGAGCAAGCGCAAGCGTCCCCGCAGCATCATGGTAAGCCCAGCGATCATGGAAGCCTTGGAAGCCCACATGCAGGGACGCACAGGGCGCGTGTTCCTCAATCAGCAGGGCGAGGCCATGTTGCCCAGCCTCATCAGCGACAGCATCCGACGCCTCTTCAAGCAGGCTGGTATCCAAGCGTCCTGCTATAGCGGTCGTCGGACCCTCGCGACGCGGCTGGTCGAAAAGAACGTCAACATCCTGACCATCCAAAGCATCCTCGGCCACAGCAATCCCATGACCACGCTAGCCTATTGCGAGGTCACGCCGGAGATGCAGCGCGCTGCTCTGTTCGGCTGA